AGGAGTCCATACCTTTACCAGTGATAGCACCGATGTCAGCAGCTTGGATCAATAAACCTGAAGATACTGCCTCACGTTTGATAGCCTCATTTACCATTCTCATACCACCCATACCAGTTTGTACAACTAGAGAGCGTTTTGGATCTGGACCTTGGAACTCAACTTTACCATTGAAGAAGTTGTAGATCTCTCCACGGAATAAATCCAATGTAAAGTTATTTTTGTTGTAGATTCTTTTGAAAGAGTTATCCAACTGTTTCCAAAGACCCACTGACAATCTTAAATCATGTTTAACTTTACCACCTTGACCCCACATTAAGTAAGTCTCAATATCTGTAGCAATTTTAGACAAGTGAGCAGATTCCATTGTAGTTAAGAATGTTCTAGATAAATCACCATTGTCAAAAGCTTTTTTAACTTTGTCTTTACCTAATTTCTTAACCATGTCATCTAAGTTAGCAATAGATGGATCATTTAAGTTAGAATCAAATGTTCTCCAGATTTCAGTTACAGGAACTGTTCCATCTGCATTCATTCCTCCTTTGATCATCAAGTCTGCTCTAGAAGAGATAGAATAATGTACGTGAGCTTCAGCACCTCCTACAAAGTTGTAGAATTCACGGAAACCTGCTCTTGTTTGGATATCAGAGAATCTTTCTCCGTATTCACCACGTGCAGAACCTTTACGGAATACTTTTGTACCATTAGACAAATACTTGTTATCCAAGAATTTGAAATTGTCATTGTTCACTAATTGAACTGTGTAGATGAAACCATCACCAATTGGAAGGATATCTTCAGCAGTAATGTACATCTCAACACCGTTGTATTTGTCATAAGTGATGATATCACCATGTCCAAACTCACGTCTGTTCAATTTGATACGGAATGTTGAACCTTCAATTCCTTTGAATTCATTGTCTGGTTCAATGTCTTCAATTACATATGGAAGGTCAATAGAAACCGGAGTTTGCCATCTATACTCACCACGTGCATTGTCAACCATGATTACATTCTTTCCACCGAAAGAAGACATTTGATAAAGTGGCATCTCAACTTTTTGAGCCATAGCCCATAAGTCAACTGGACCTAAATCCATTGGTTGCGCATCCTTTAACATGTTTACTAAGTGGTATGAATCCACATGTGAGCTTGCATTGTATGCAGTATCACGCAGGAATATACCATTGTTTAAAACTGGAGTACTCATTTATTTATTTTATTTATTAGTTACTAATTAAAAAGTCCTTCTGAATATGTTAGTATTCTGTCTGGATATTGTTTTTGGTTTATTAGCAGAAGGTCTATTTTCTTCTAATGAACCTGTGTTTGTAGAAGAGCTAGATAATTTTCTAGATTCTTCTGTTTTCAAAGTTCTTACTGTTTTTTCTACAGTTTCTTTAGAACCTTGCTCCCTTACCTTACCTCTGTATCCTTCTGGATCTTGAAGTAACCAAAGAGCTTCAGCAATCAATCCATGGTTTGGTTCAACAAACTGATACTTTTCCAACAAGTGTCCAAGTAAATTAGTTTGTTTTCCAGAGATGGAAGGATAGTTTGGTTGAACCAATCCTGAATAAAGCATGCTTTGAATTTTCTTATCAAGCTTTAATCCGCCAAGTTCACCAGTAGCAAGTGTATTATATACATTATCAGTATATGCTTTTGCTTGCTTTTGTTGCTGCTCTTTCTTATGCTCTTGTTCAGCTAACTGTCTTGCAATAATTTCTTCTTGCATTCTGTCTAACTTAGGTTTGAACTGATTAGCTTTTTGTTCTAATTTATTCATGTCAGCCCAATCTTGAATCTCAGATTCAATTTCTTCAGCTGTACCAAAGTTAGTAGCCCAAAGATATTGTCTAGCAATTTCTTCTTGATCTGCTTCATTGCTAGGATCTAATTGCACAATTTCTTCTACATGTGCTAATGATCTGAAAAGACCTTTCAAGTCTTGTCCACCATCTGCTACATACTTAGCTGCAATTTGAAGTTCTTCTGGAAGTGAATTAAAGAATTCTTTTGGAGTCTCTTCTTTAATTTTGTTTTCTCTTTCTTGGAAGTTAGCCTCAAATAATTCTCTGAAGTCTTTAGTACTATACTCATCTAATGGTTTGTCATCATCAAATGGGATTAAAGAACCTTCTTCAATCATTTTCTGTGCTAAATCAAAAAGACCACTCTTATCAATTTTAGCTCTGCCTTTTCCATTACCTTCTTCTACTTGTGTAATAAGATTGTCAAGTTCAGCAATTGTTTCTTCAGTCTCTGCTTTTGCTTCTTCTTTTTCTTTTCTTTCAGCAGAACTAAGAGGATTGTTGTCAAGGAACGAAGTGTCTATATTCTCCTTTGAGAATATACCTTTTGGTTTTTCTGGTTCTCCATCTTCAGGAAGCATGATGCTTTCTGCACCTGGATTACCAAAAAGCTCATCAATGTTTATATCCACTTGTCCTACCGCTGTAGATTCTTGAACATCCTCATTGAGGTTTTTTGTTTCATCTGTCATCTTTGTTGGTTTTGGTTTATAATTTAATATACTAATTAAACTTGATAAATTTAAAGTGCCAAATAAAATTTTTCACATTATATAGCTAAGGGCTTATTCTTTACCCTTAGATTTATCAAATCTATTTTTGTTTTCTTGTGCAATCATTAACTGTTTATCTGCAATTTCTTTCTGTGCTTGTATTTTTTCTCTCTCAATTTGAGCTTTTGTAGATTCAGCATTCATTCTGTTTGTTTCTTTTTCTCTTTGTAAATTAGTCTGATCCTGGAACTCCTGAGTTGATCTGATCTCTTTCATAGCATCTAAGTAATCTGATTGCTTATTCTCATTGATATCAGTCATAGCACCCATACCAGCTGCACGTATTTCAGCAACAAGAATATCTCTTTGTCTATTCTTCTCTTCTCTAAGTTCAGTTGCATCAAGCTCCATTTTCTTTTGCTTCTCTTGAGACTCAATTTGTTGTTGCTGCATTTCTTGCTGATGTTGTTGTTCTTCTTGTTTTTGCTTATTCATTTTTTCTTCAGCTGATTTCAATATTCCTGTAACTTCAGAAACAGTATCAGACTGAACAATCTTACCTAAGTCAAATATGGTAGCACCAGTAGTATTATTTGTTAAAGCCATTTGTTTTAATTGCTCTAAGATAGCTCTATTATTAGCATTTGTACTACAAAAGATATTAAGATCTCTCATTAATAAATCAGTACCATTGATTTCAAAGTTAACTTTTTCATCTGCTGAAGTCATATATGTTAGTCTTGCAGATGGTTTAGTTGAGTTATAGTACTGTGCTAAGTCAGTTCTCATCTGGTGTACTCTCGGCATTAAGTAATCACAGTGCTGCATGAAGAACATCTCAGTTTGTGCATAAGATGCGCTCTTAGCTTGTTCTACACCTGTAGCAGTAGTTTGTGTCAACTCTTGCCCTAATCTTTGAGGATTGATACCTATAACCTCATATGCTTGTTGTTTAAAGTGCTCAGCTAATTTGATTCTTGACATTAACCTTTCTGTTTGTGAAAGATCTAGTTTTTGAAAATGCTGAAAGTTAAGAGGGTTTTCTGTATTGCTTATTGAGGTATCTAGAGGTAGCATCTGGAAATTCTTCATTGCCACATATGCTTTAGATAAATTGTTTTTACCCCAGTCCTCACCCATTGAGTGTCTTGGTAGTGAGTTTTGATCAAGTAGAATTACTGTTCCTAACTCATCAACTAGTATATCAGCTATCTGATTGTTTACAATGTTGTATCCAATCTGGTATGGTTTCATTAAATCTAACAATGCAGTTGACTTAGTATTTCTATCAGAGAACACTGCTCCTTCTACAGGAAGCTTACAACCATACAAACTATTATCTCCTTTGAATTGGAATCTTAACGGTCCAATATGGTTCTTATCTACACCAATGTAAATTGGAGAGAATCCACCAGGATTATTCATACCCCAGAATGAAGGAATGTTTGGTCCAATTTTTACACCACCCCAAACTTCATTGATCCAAATCCAATCAATATGTTCTCCATAAAGCAAGTTATCTTTTGTTCTATTCTTAAACAATCTTGTATCATAGATTGCTTTATCTGTAATCTTATAATCCTCAGTTACTATTTCATTAATAACTTCACCATTGTCTCCAATTTTTGTAAGATGCCCAATTTTTCTTTGAGACTTCCAATAACCTGTAGTTACTCTTAGTAAGTAAGCTGTACCTTGATCATAGTAATCTTCACCTTCAGAAAGAATTTGATTAACAATATCACCACCATCATATACTGACCCAGCCATCATTGATGTATATTGTCTGTATGCTAATGAAGGCATGTTAGTATTCCATTCATGAGATTTAGTTGCATCATAGAATGTACCATCATTTTGACCACCTATTGTATAACCTGCAGATCTAATAGGATAAATTGCTTCTAATCCTTCATGCTGTTCTTCTGTCAACATGTAACCGTATTTATCAATAACATCAGCTACAGTGAGCATATCCACTTTACCAACCCAGTTACCTTGAGAAATGTATCTTGCATCTGGAGATTTGTGGTAGAAAGTAACAGGAGGATTCCAAAGCTCAACTTCATAATCATCCTCCATCATTCTCATATGCCAGAACTCTCTATCTGTAATCAACATATCACGGAACCCTCTTTCTTCAAGCTCATCCATATGGAATCTTTCTGTATCAACTTTATGTTGATGTAAAGCCCATTGTTCTATCATTGATCTGTAATCTTTCTTAAAGAAACTTTCTATCTCAGGTAATGATTTTAAATTTTCAGGTGCAAGTTGTTGCTGAGCTTCTTGAGATTCTGGATCTAATCCTTGTTCTAACATTGCTGATTGAATTTGCATTTTTGCATCACTCATCAATGTTTCTTCAACCATCTTTCTTTTTTGCTCCATCATATCATTGTAGGAGAACTCATCAACTGCTCTGTAGGAAAGCTTAGTATTTCTTTTTGCAAATTCAGCTACTAGAACATTAATAACATTTGGGATGATAGGATAGAACTTTAATTCTAAAGCAGACCAGTCTTCTTTTGTTAATACATCAACAATATCTTTCATTTCATTGTTTTCTTCAACAATATAATCTGACTTGTCTATAATACCTTTAGCTAGCTTATAGTTTTTCATAAGCCTGCGGGCATTTCTACGGATCTGTTTTAAACCATTCCATTCAAGCCAATCAAGACACCATGCAGCCCACTCTTCATCCTTTTCTACACGGGGTATAAACTGAAGAGGCTGGGTGATTGATCCCATCCTATTATGTTTAGTTTTTTTACCATTTTTTAAATCTAAAGCGTTATAAACTTGCATGTTATATTAATATAAAATTAGTATTATTATTTCTTATTCCTGATAGTTTTCTTGTCAATGTATTCGGTCTAATATCATTAGCAAGTGCTGCTTCTTTTATTGAGTTATATTCAATATTATTAACTACATCTAATACTTTTTTACTAGCTGTGTTTATTATTTTATTTATTGCTTCTGGTGTATGTGTTTTACCATACATACCATGATTTTTTCCAGAAACACTTTTTGATATCTTGAGCCTTGTTTCTTCAGACACCTTTCTACCAAAAGCGCCTTCACCACCATTAGTAAAGTTACACAAACTCCCTGTACTTAAATCAAGTCTTCCATAAAGATTTATAAATTCTATTTCTTTTTGACAAGCTTCTTCCCAAGTTAAATCATCAAATACTATTTCAATTTTATAAGCAGTTTTATTTGTAATGTTCTTCCAGTGCTTACTTCTTTCTGTTTTATCATAAGCTCTACCAAAATTTAATTCAGAACCTATACCAATATAAAATGGTAAATTAGTATCCAACCTAATATGTCTGTATAAATAAGGCATAACTATCTTATATTTTTAAACGGAGACCTTTTTATATTATTACCTCCTAATGAACTATTTGATCTTCCCATGTGACGGAAAGGGCTATTACTTAATTTATACAAATTTTTGCTATTATCCAAATTTTTTGCCATATCATCCATGATAACTCTTTTAGAATAACCTCTATTAGCTTGCTGAATTCTCATGAAAGCAACCATTGCACAAAAAGCAACAAGTCTATCCACATTGACTCCATCTGAGTATGCAGCCATTTCTTTTAATAACATGATATCAGGTATTCTTTCAATACCATATTTAGTTCTTACAATAGTACCATCAGATTTAGTTTCAACATCAAGTTCTTCTTTTGTGTACTCAATAGCATAACTCAGTAAGTGAGCTTTAAATAATGTTCCTGTATTTTTCCAACCATACTCCTGATACACTGAATTATTAGATCCCAGGTCTTTTAAGAACATTATTTGACTTTTTGGTACTAAGTACTTCTGCTTCTTTCTAGAGATCATATACTGAATAAATAATGAGATGTTATTCTCAATTACTGTCCAGGCATTATACCATTCAATAATTGTTTCTAATCTCTGATGTGTTTTATTAATATCATCAAACCTTCCGCACCATGCAGCTACAATCTTATCTGGTTCTATGTATGTTTCAGTTTCTATACCGGTAACCTTTGTTACTTCTACAGGAGCTTTCATAATATAGATAGAACATAAAGATTCAGATGTAGTTGTTTTACCTTCTGCCACGGGGTCAATACTTGCATAGTACATTCCAAAGCTAGGATTCTCTACTGGTCTTTCCCATACTACAAGAACTCCTGTTTTATCTTCAGTATTTTTTGTAATTGGAAATTCTGTAATAGGTCTTTTGTTACTGTGCTCAGGAAGTATTTTACCATTAGCATCTCTACCTAATTCTAAAAATTCATAAGCATATTCTTTATCCTCAATTCTTCTTTGTTGTGCTGTTACAAGATGCATTGGGAACTTAGATATAGTTCTGTTAGCAAAAGCTTCTTCAATATTTCTTGGGTGCTGAGAAATCCTCAACTGATATGTTTCCGGAGCAAGTTCTTTTTTCCATTTCTCAAACTGATCATCTAGTGCTTCTAATGCTTCTTGTACTTTTGAATTACCAAAGTTATCAATGTATGGTGGCATAGACCATTGTTCAGGAATGAATAACCCAGATCTTCCTACAGAACCTTTATTATCTAGTAAGTCTGTTTCTACAGAATAGATATCATTTTCCTTTGGATACAGAATCATTTTTCTCAATGGTTCACACTGAGATAAATCCCCTACAGATCCTGCTGCTATAAATACACCAGTAGTAGTTAAACCAGATCTCATTGCTGGGCGCATATACTCATAAGTATTATCCATCCTTGGAGCAATCCCTGCTTCTTCATGAAAGAAGTATTTAACCGGACCCCCTACACCATTTGTTGGATCTTTCTCAAATGACATACCTTGAATAGTACCTTTAAGACCTACTTCTGTTTTTCTATCCCCCCTTCTTACCTCAATCTTCTGTTGCCACATCATTACCTTGTCTGGAGACATAGGTCTATACCATGCTGTATGTTCATTAAGAAAAGCCGCGTACTCTTGTAAAAACTTCCAGGATCCTTTCTCATTGATGTAGTCTTTAAGACTGGCACCAATCTTTAGAGTAACCCCTTCTTCAAACCATTGTTGGTTAAGAAGCTTAGCCATGTGGTAATAAGAAGAAGCTATCTGTCTTTTCTTTAGAATAGCAATGTGATTATAGTTTAGTTCTGCTAGTATCTCATATAGAGCCATATGATACTGAGCATCCCGGATATCAGCAAAACCAAACTTTTGTATTTCTTTATTGAAGATAGGTAGAAAGTTTAACCACATATAGTAGTCTCTGGTCATATACCAGACTTTATCATTTTCTTTTATCAATAGCCCTCTTCTGCATTTTGCTTTCTGATCATCCCAGTATGTTATAAAATCTTTAGATTTAAAAGGAGCTGTACAATAAACTTTGTCTTTATTAAACTTAGCTGACTCTTGTGTAAATAAATGTGTAGTAGTATCATTGAATTTATACTTACCAGGTTCTTTAAAAACATTAGTTAGTAAGTATTCATAGAATTCTTCTCTTGAGTTAAAGTCAGTAGAAGTCCATGTACCATTATCCCATGTAGGTATGTCTTGATATATTTCTCTCATTATCAGTTAATTAGCTATCATATGAAAGTCCAATTCCTCCGCGCACTTTGCTGGATTGTTCTTCTTGTAAATCTTTGTACACTCCTTTAAATGAAGTTCTGATGTCATTAAAACTTTTAGCAGCTGCAATGATAGAGTTCATGTTACCATCTCTACCTGTAGTAAGTGTTGATGTTTCCATAAACTTTGCCAATCTATCTAGCATAGATGCAATACCTTTATATGCTCTAGATGTTGGAGTTTCATACATTCTTTGACAAAATAGTAAACCAATAGCAATGTCATCATCTTCTGTAGAAAACTCTGCTTCTATTTCCTGGAGGATTAAAGATTCTTTATCTACTTCAGGTGTATAGAAAAATGGATTCATATCAGGATTAGGACATGTCATGTAAAACAAGTACTGGTAAATCTTTAAGTGTTCATCTGGATAATTATCCATGATATCCTTTAAAGCTTTCAGTGTATAACAATGTTCTGTAGGAATCACAGTGCCATTTTGAACATCAAATAATCTTACTATCATACAAATGGGTTTTCAGGTTTATTTTTTGTTTTAACTTTTATATTAAACAAGTGTTTAAAGGCATCAATAAATCCAGTAGCAATATACGGTGTAAATAATAAATGATTATTAAAACATACAATATAACCTTTATCTAAGTGTAGTTCATTTGCTTTTTGAAAGTTTGCATCTAACTTTTTATTAGGTTTAAGCTTTACAAGTAATTTACCTTTATATCTAAATAAGACTATACCTGAATAACCTAATATAATTGTTCTTCCAGGATAGTCTCTATCATAATGTCTTATTTGATAAAATTTCATATTATTTCTTTTTAATTACTATTTTGTTGTCTTTGATATAATGCATTAAAGCATTAACCTCATCTACAAGATACGGAATTACCATGGGAATTACATCTTTTATTACAGGATCTCCATTGTGATCTAGTTTAATAACTGGATATCCATACTCATCTTCTGAATCAACCTCAAATAAAACATGGTGAATAAACATTTTTCCTGGTTTCAATTTAGGATTATGTTTAAGCATAATATACATGTAGATACTTAACTGAATTGCATAGTGATTAAAGTTACAATCATCTAAACCATCTAATGGAAATTGTAATTTATCTGAAGCTCCTTCCCAGTTTACAAAAGATTCTTTCTTGATCTCTTTGTTTGTATTATGAGTTTTAATATAATTTTTTCCTGCTAAATAACTATGTGTTTTACTTTTTACTGATAAGCATTTAGTAGCAACAGTCGGTATTAATTCAATTGATTTAATTAATCTATAACTGTCTCTAGTATATTTATTAAAAGATTTCATGTCTAAATGTATATCTTTATTTCTTGTTAAAAAAGGACTAAATGTATCAATTCTAAATGTAGCATGATAGGCAGGTTTTTTTATTTTATTATATGTTGTATAAGTATAATGTAATGTAGCTTTAATACCTAAACTACTAGCTATTTGAACAACAGCTTCTGCTTGCCATTTTTGTGTTGTATTAACTACACATGACTTTCTTTTACTATTATAATGACCATCTGAATCCATTAAACCTCTTAACAAATCCAATCTTTGGGTATAAGATGCTGTTAAATATAATTCAGGTAAATGTTTATTACCAATAAGATTTAATTTTTTTAATATTGGATATATATCTAATATAGTTTTAGTTTGTGCTTTACCACAACCACCTTTAGATATATCTTTTCCTAAAACATAACCTCTACGTTCAATTTCTAACCATGTATCATTATTCATATTAGTTAAAGCTCCACACTGTTTTGAACCATCACCTAACCATAAACCTAATACATATGGATCAAGCGGTAATTCTTTAAATTTATTTTCAATACTTGTACAAGAAATTCTTAGTATTTCATTTTTATTTTTTTTATGTAATAACTGTTCAGTTGTATATTCTTTTTCAATATAAGACACTGTATAAGATTTTGTATTATATACACCTTTAGTTATTCTTTCTGTTATTAACCATTTATGTTCATGATCACAAATTAATTCATCATTAGTATTAAATTTAATTTTATAACAAGGATTATGATGTATTTCAGAAACATGTTCTACTTTAGTAGGTTTTCCGTTACCATCATATATGATATCCCCTATCTGAATATCTTTTATAAATTTAAAACCTTTAATTGTTGGTATAGGAGTATCTAAAGCTAAACCTTTATAGTCAATGATATTTATTTTACCATTCACTACCTCAACTAAATCTGACTGACCACATATACCTGCAGATTTAAGATATACCATATGTTCAGGATACACTCCTTCTTCTAACTTCTGACTAGGTGCAAGTTTTATACCAGTTTCTGTTGTTTCATTAGGAATGAAAATTGGTATGTTCTTCCCATCAACTTCAAGAGATGATAATGCACAAAGATCTGCTTCTCTCTGGTTGTGGTAATATGTTCCCATTGTAACAGCTCTTTCAGATTCAGTTTCCCAAATCTCTTGTATCTTCTTTGGCTCAATACCAAACCACTTAGATCTCTTATTCTTAGAAACTTTTGCAGCAATAGACTTAGCATCAAAAGGTTTTTTAAAGTAAGCAACTAATGTTGTTACACTTATCCAATTAACTTTATCTTCAGCTTCTAAGCTTTTGTAAGTATGATCTGTTGCACTAAAGTATATACTCATCTTATTTAAGTTTATCTAGTTTGTCTTCATCTTCTTCTGATACTACAGCTTTCCATCTTAAATCAGGACAGTCTGATGAAAGAGATCTTAGTTTAAATTTTAATGAACATCCACATAATTGACAACATGGTTGTGATCCTGTTAAAGCACAAGAATCACCTTTATCATCTTTTCTTACACAGGCATTACAATGTTGCATTCTAGCTGCAGCTATCTCCTCAACAAATCTATCTCTTATAATGGAATTCTTAACACCTTCCATGATTTGGGTTCTATTCTTCCAAATCTCCTTTAAGTTTGGTTTCATCTTTAGATTTTTTAAAGTTAATTTTTCTTTCTTCTTCTTTAACAATCATCTCATGTAGATTCTTCATAGCTTCAACTTTTATTTCTAAAACTTTTTTATGTTGATATGCAGCAAATGTAGATGTATCATGTGTGATTAATTTTGTTTCAATAGTTTCAATACCTTTTTTAACAGCATATGGTTTAGCAACAAATTGCCCTAAACCATCTACATTAATTCTAGGATGGGATAAGTTAGTAAGATTTTTCCTTAATGTTTTATATACATATTCAATTAAGTCTTCTACTAAATTATGATCAACTTCTAATTCCTCAGAAATTGTTTTATAGAGGCTGACTGCTTTCTTCGGATTCATAACCTAATAATTTATAATCAAGTAAAATGGTACCTGCTGTTTGTATTTTCAATGCTGGATTTAACATCACTTGTTTTTTATTACTTGGATCTTTTACTATCAATCCATTCTTCTCAGCTTTGTTTATGCAATTTCTAACAGTTTGTGGAGACTTGAATATCCAGTCTTCATCAGAAGATGCATCATAACAAAAATGAGTGAGCTCTATTGGCTGATTAAAACTTAATAGTGTCAAACAGTTTAAATCAGACTCACTCATTACTATACGGTTAATATAGCAATGAGTTAGTATCTGAAATTTAACCACATCCCACTTAGGCATCTTAACCTTTTTCTGAACTTGGTTAACTGTTGCCATACTTATGATCTTTTAAGTTTTCTTTCTGCTGTAGGGGAGTTTTGTTCCGCAGTTTCTTTTTCCTCTTTCTTTTCTTCAGGTTCATCCTCACGGTCACTAGTATCTTGCTCTTGCTGAGCTGCCATAATATTAGCCCACTGGATTTGAATGGTTGCTCTTCTGAATCTTGCTTCTTCAATTTCAGTTAAGAACTTTTCATACTTACTTTGTGATTCTAAATAAGGTAATGAATCATCATAGAATGCTTTCATTTCTTCTTTTCTTGCAGCTAACTCCTCTTGAGTTAATTCTTGCTCTTCATGTTGGTTTGACATAGTTTATACTTTTTAAGTTTAAACAAAGATACTAATAAAGTTTAAATCTATAATGTTTAAATTAAAAAATCCAGATACTTAGAGCACCTGGATTATAGTAATGTGTGTTACGGTAATGAGTATTACCTATTTTTAATTGTAAAATTTAATATTGTAAGTGAATAAAACACTCTAGTAACATCTATCTCTACACTAAATAAATCAAGACTTGATAGTCTTAATTTTAAAATTAATTTATCCCACTGTTTAGTTGGGGATTTCCAATTGTTTCTAAATTTCATACTTCAAATTCATTTAATAAAACATAAGTAATTTTTTTCTGAGGTTTTAATAATTTGATCCATTCTAAATGTTTTTGCTTGTTATTAACAACCTGACAACCAGCAGACCAACTTCCAATGTTTTCCTGCAAGCCTTTAAAGTTATTGTCATAAGTAGCAGCATGAAAGTTAATACCATAACCAGAACCTTTAATAGGAATCCCAATTTCTTCTGATTTGTCATCCATATCTCCATCACGAAAAACAATAAAGTTTCCTACTTGCTTTAATGCAGGCATCTTACCCATGTGTAAACCATAAGTCCACACATCATAATACCATTCATCTGATTTAACTATTGCTGCTCCTGCTTTGTTGTATTTAAGGAAACCACCTTCTAAAATTGGAGTACCAGGATTTGTTGTACCAGATGTAACACCAACAAAAGAAGCTTCATTAAACAAATAAAATTTATCATCAAATTTGTTTGGTGCATCTTCATTTGATCTTATACCAAGTATCCAATATCCTTTTGGGAGAGCTGTAAATGATTTTAATGACTTAACTTTATTTAAAAGTTGTACATCATTATATGTTCTTACATTAATCATAAAATTCTATTTTATTTCTATTGTTGGAGTGTCAACAGTTAATTGTGATAGCATTGCTATTAAACCTCCTCCAAAGGCAGCATAGCCTCCAATAGCTATTAATGTAGCTGGTAAAGAAATTGGAGCAGTTGCTACAAATGTTCCTACAGCTGTTAAACCTAAACCAATTCTTTGTACTTTCTTCCAGAACTTAGGGGTAGGTGCTTTAAATCTTTCTTTTAAACTTAACTCTTTCATATGTTTATTTATTGATTACAAATTGTCTTACAGCATCTGAAAGCTCACTTACATTTCTTGCAAGATTTTTTATTTCTAACTGTGTTTGTTCTTGGATAGCTTGATATTTAAGTCTTGCTTCTTGCTCAACTAGTTCAATCTTTCCTTTTAATTTACCAAGTTCCTCAGCATGATGTTGAGCTCCCTTTAGTAAAATTTCAATGTCTTTTCTTGTATCATTATAGGCATTCTTTAAAAAGAAACCAAAAGCAGTGATCAATGTTGCTGCTATAAATAATACAATTGTTAGTGTACTTATT